GCTTAAAAGGGGCGGAAGCTTCGAGCAGCTCAGAGACAACCTGAATACCTGCCTTCGTGCCCTGAACTACGTCGACGAGCAACGTAAGGAGAAAAAGCATGGACTGGCGTCGGATTCCCCACGCTGACGGGTATGAGATGTCCGAGTCCGGTGATGTTCGCCGGGCGGACGGGCTGCTCGTTCCTTATTACCGCTTGCTGTGGGGGGGGGCGTCACGCGGTCATGTCGGCGGAAACGCTCTATCGCATGACCTTTGACGGCCCGCTCCCTGAGCGTTCCTCGGGCGCTCCCCACAGCGTGGATGTCGACGAAAGGCGTCTTGAGGCCGCACAGCGCCTTGCCGAAAGGCTCCGGCATGAAAACGACGAGCTCCGCGCCCGGTTCGCGGCGTTCGGCATCGATATTTGAGGTTTAGGATGAAAACTCCCGTTTTCTGCGGTTCACTCAGCGTCCGGAAAGGTTCCCGGCGCGTCCGTTTCGAGCTGGCCAAGGCCGAGGCGTACGGCGGCCCGGCGGGTTGCTACCGGGTGCGCGTGGATCGCGTATGGCATGACCTCGACGGCAAACCTTCCTTACCCCCGCGCAGATCGTCAACATGGCCGTCATGATGACGCTCGGCAACTTTGAGCCGGAACCGCTCCCGGACATCCCGCGCGGCACCCGCGTCAGCCATCAGACCGCCCCGGCCGACGGCGACATGCCGGAACGCCGCGAAACGGGCTGGACGATGACGGAACCGATCCGGGCGCAGGACGGCCTCGCGTACGTCGGCGTCAGTGTTTACGGACGGGGCGTCGTCATGCTTCCCGTAAACAGCCTGTCCATCATCGGGAGGACATCATGATCATCGACTTCGCCACGGGCAAGGTGAAAAAGCCCGCCCCGCCTGAAACCACCACGCCCGTTTCCTCTCCGGAACCGAAAAAGCCCTATACGCCCGCGAAGCGCAAGCCCGCAAGTCTTCCCGTGGAGAACCGCCGCGCGGAGCTCGCCAAGATCCATGTGGCGAAAAAACAGCTTGCGATGGATGACGAGACGTACCGGGCCATGCTCATGTCGCAGTTCGGCGTAGAGTCGGCCCGCGACCTTTCAGCGCACCAGCGCAAGAGCTGCATTTTGTACATGCAGCGGCTCGGATTCGAGGGCAAGCGCGGCAAGGCGTCCCCGCAGCGCACCGGCGAGCGCCGCAAACGCCGGGACGTGCCGCTGACGCTGGAAAAGGACGACTCCGGCCTCGGGCGCGACGTCTACATGCGTAAAATCGAGGCTCAGCTTGCCGAAAAAGGACGCGCCGAGGGGACGAAAGTGCCGTGGGGCTACGCCGTGGCTATTTTAAAAAGGCAGTCCGGGGGCGTAACGAAGTGTTTCGAGCACGCGACGGTCGAGCAGCTCCGGGGCGTCATCGCCGCATTAACCTATGACGCCAAGAAAAAAGGCCGGTACTCCGGCGCGTGGGGGACGTGATGAGCGAGTGGGTAAGCCGTCCGGATTTGGAGGAGTTGATAGGGAGAGAGGCGACGGAACAGCTCTGCGAAGCCCTCGGGGGCGTTCCATTCTATGTGCCGATTAAGCCAAAACCAGACATTGAACTTGCAAAAATCGTTGGATTCGGGCGCGCCTGCGCCCTGTGCGAAGCGTTCGGCGGCGCATACATCACCGTACCGCTCGGCAACCGACCGGAACCGTATAAAGTCAGAATCATGCGCCTGATAGACGAAGGAAAGGCCCCGCCACAGATAGCAAGGGAGCTCGGCACGACCGAGCGATACGTGCGCACAATCTTAAGCCGCTACCAGCGCAAGCCCCGCCAACTCACCTTCTTCTGAAAATCACCCTGATCAACATCGGGGTGCCGGGAAAAAACCTCCCGTGTGAATGTGGAATCATCACACAGGAGGTTTTTCATGTTCAAAAAGCTGTTTTCCGCCCGTCGCTGGCTTGCCTTGTGCGGGCTCGTCACCGGCCTGATCCTCGCCTTTCTCGCGGTCGTTTCCCCGCAGCAGCTCCCGGTCATCGCGTACAAGGCGGCGCTCGTATCCTTCGCGGCCTGCGTAGGCGTCTGGCTTGACCGGGCGGTCTTTCCCTACGCCCGCCCGTCCGGGTATCTGAAAAAGGACTGGTTACGCAACCCCGACGCCGACGGCGGGGAGGACGAAGTCGATTTCGAGATATGCACCGGGTATTTCCGCGTCTTTGCCATTGCCACAATCCGGCGCGGGATCATGGTGGGCATGGTGATCCTCGGCATGTGTCTGGGGCTGTGATCATGCGTATCGATCCGCAAAAGCTCCTTTCCTCCTGCACCGAGGCGTTTTGCGTAGGCGTCGCGTTCGCCGTGGGCGCGGCCATCGTCGTATCGGTGCTGTTCGGCCTGATCGCCTTTTTTGCTGGCGACGCCGAGGCCGCAGAAGTCCAGATCCCCCGCGCCGCGCTCCAGCACCGGGCGACGCTCATTCGGGAGGCCCGCGCCGCGTGGGGGCTGAACGCCCCGGTATCCATCTTCGCCGCCCAAATCCATACGGAATCGTGGTGGCGGAATGACACGGTGTCGGCGGCAAACGCGCAAGGGCTGGCGCAGTTCATTCCCTCGACGGCCAAATGGCTCCCCACCGTCGCCCCGGAAGTCGGCAAGCCGCAGCCGTTCAATCCGGCGTGGTCGCTCCGGGCGTGCGTCGTCTATGACAAATACCTTTGGGATCACATGAGCGCCATGAGCGCCGACAAGAGCGCCTTGAGCACCTGTGACCGTATGGCCTTTGCCCTCTCGGCTTACAACGGCGGGGCTGGATGGGTGAACCGTGACCGGAGCCTCGCCGCAAAGAAGGGGCTCGATCCGGATCGCTACTTTGGAAGCGTCGAAACCGTAAACGCTGGCCGCAGGGCAAGCGCAATCCGGGAAAACCGCCGTTATGTCGCCTATATCTTCGAGCGTCAGACGGCATATGTCCGGGCGGGCTGGGGGCCGGGGGTAAGCTGTGCTGAGTAAGATCCCTTCCTGGCTATGGGCCGTCCTCGTCTGCGTTGTCATTTACGGTGCGGGCGTCTGGCGGGGGCTCGACGTCGTGACGGAAGAGTACGAGGCCAAGATTGCGGCAATGAACGCCGCCCGTGCCGAAGAGGAAAAGGCCCGTGCCGAAGCCGTGGCCGCCGCCGAAAGACGAGCTCATGAGGCGCTTGTGGCGGCCACGGCGCGGGGCGAGAAGCTCGCCCGCGAACTCGCCGCGAAAACCGCCGAACTGGACGCCGAGCGCGCCAGCATCAACAAGAGGATCAGGGATGTTTCAGAAAAGGCTCGCCGTGATTGTGCTGGCCTGTCTCGTGAGTGGGTGCGCCTGTACAACGAGGCCCTCGGCCTTGCCGGTTCCTATTATAGCGCCGGAAACGAAGGCTCCGCCCCCGGCGGCGCTGACGACGCTCCCGGTTCCGCCGGAACCGCTTGCGCCGGGGTACGGCAAGACGCACTAGCGACGCCGGAAGACGTGCTCGCGCATGTTCGGGATTTTGGCGGGTATTGCCGGAAGCTCGAAGCCGGGTATCGGGCGCTCGTCGATTTCATGGAGGGAACCCCATGACGCTCATGGAAATCGCCAATGACTGGCTCCCCGTCTTGACATATGTCGGCCCGCCGCTGTGCGGCTGGATCTGGTGGAGCGCCAACCAGCGTTTCGCCAAGCATGAGGACGTCTCGGCGCTGTCGTCCCGGCTCGCCAGCGTCGAGGCGGGACTTAAGGAGCTTCCCGATGCCGCCACCATGCACAAGGTCGAACTCGCCCTTGAGGAAATCCGGGGCGACATGCGGGCGCAACGGGCGCGCATGGACGGCATGGACACGCATCTTTGCGCGATAAACAACAATGTCGAAATGCTCGTCCAGAATCATATGAAGGAATAACGCCGTGGAACACAAAACCTTTTCCCAACTTCAGGCCGAGTCCCGCCGGTGCGCCATGCTGCGCTTTCTTTCCGACTCTCCGGGGTACGAAATGAATACCAGCGTCATGCAGGACACCCTTGACGTTTACGGGCATCCCGTCTCCCGCGATCAGGTGGAGACCGATGCAGCGTGGCTCGCCGAACAGGGGCTTGCCGAGATTGAAGACCTTGGGGCAGTCAAGGTTCTCCACCTTACGGGACGCGGGCAGGACGTCGCCAAGGGCCGCGCCGTAGTGCCGGGCGTAAAGCGGCCACGGGCGGGGGTGTGACGTGGCCCGCGCGTCTTCCATCCGCCGCCTTGATCCGCGCATCGTCTCCGAGATCAACGGGCTTTTCGAGCGCGGGCGTACGCTCAACGAGATCCTTGCCAAGCTCCGCGAACTCGGCGTTTCCGACGTGTCGCGCTCGGCGCTCGGACGCTACAAGCAGTCCTACGACGAGGTGATCGCGTCCGTGCGTGAAAGCCGTCAGGTCGCCGAAGTGCTGGTCAAGGAGTTCGGGAAGGACTCGGATCCCAAGGCCATGCGGGCGAACATCGAAATGATGCAGGCTATTAT